TGAACCAAAGAGAAAACTGTTTTGTAATAGTTTTCCAGAGTATTATGGCTCAACGCAACGTAAAAAAATCGTCAAGAGAACTCAACTCAATTTTTCTATCATGACCCAAAGAATTTTTATACTCAATCACATGTTTAATTTTAGGTGTGTTTGTTAGGAACTCTTGAATAGAACTAAAGGTTTTGCTATCCAAATTTTCTAGAAATTCACCGATTTCTTTGGGTTTGTATTCTTTGGCTTCGTAAACATTATCACCGTCGTAAATTTTATCAATACATCTGATAATCAATTCGAATAGATAATCTTTTTTCAAATTAAGAAAATCTTTATCATCATAAAGAGTTGAAGATGGATATTTCATAACAATACCAGTCTTGTTTGTTATCTTAATATTATTATCAATTTTTTCCGGGAACTCAACTTCGACATTGTTTAGATCTATCTCAAAATCGTAAGTTTTTTCATCTTCAGCATCTTTGTAAGAAACTTTACAAACGTTATCTACTGAAAAAGCTCTTAACTTTAAGAACAAATATTCAAGATCAAAGATAGCCAATTTATTAACGTCAAACCCTCTATCGGAACAGCAGTTGTTAACAACTTGTTTAATCGCAGTCAAGATATCAGAAGCTGTTTCTGATTCTTTGGCCATTAACAAAAGCTTTTCTTCTTTAACCAAAAATGGTCTGAATTTAAAGGCTTTTTTCAAAGAAGGTATATTGATATTATATGTTGGATAAGAAATTTTAGGTAAAGACATAATGTACTCCATTAATTATTTAAAAAGCGACGCGCCTGCGCCAACTGATGAATTTTGAATCATGAAATCTGTGAAAGCAATGGCGACGTTTATTTTCAATAGTTGGTTCGAATCGTTCCAGTTCAATTGAACGTCGTTTACTGCGTATGGGTATGCTTGAGTGTAATCTATTATTTGTACGGCGTTACCGTAATTATCGTATATGATTAGAGAAATAGTTGTGCTATAATCGTCTTTATAACGTAAAGAATAATTGCCTGAATTGTTATAAAAACTAGCCTGGTTACCTTGTCCTGTTGAACTATCGTTTCCGGAAAATTGAAATACCGATTGCATCCATTGATACCAAAACTGCCAAATTTCTCCATAACCATCGGATATAAATGTGGCGTTAAGAGTATTGAAAGAAGCATTAAATGGTTGTTTTTGTGCTATACCAACACCGTATCTATTAACGTCCTGAACTGCTAAAGTCACCGAAGGAACATTAATAGCGTCCGCGCGAAACATTAATCTTTGTGATATATCTTGAGTTGATACTGGATTTGGTAAAGGATTAGATGAACTTGACCCAACGCTTGGAACAGATAAGCTAGAACCTCTAAGTATTGGCGGAGGTGTTACGTATATCTGATACTTGTTGGTTTGTAAATAACCATAATTAGCTATTTCAGTTTTGAATGTGCTGATATTAAATGGCATTTTGATTCCTAATAAGGCGGTGAATCGGCGTATCTTTTATCACTGTTCACAACCCATTTTTGTAACGGCATCATTACAACTTTATTCCAATCGGTCGGATTCACATAATGAAACGAACTTCTTACATGACCGTACAAATAACGTTTCACACAATTTTGATATCCAGAAAAACGTATAGAATAAGATTTTAACATTTTATAAGAAATATTCAGTTTTGTAGTTTCGTCATATTTATCATTGTTAGCCAAAGCTGTTAGAGCATCAAGCAAAGCCGCTCTACCCATTGGCGGTAGATAATGTAAGTTTAGACCAAGAAATCCATCACTGTAATATTCAATAGGAATAACTAAAGGATATGCGTCGTAGAAAGGTAAAGTCGCTTTGAGTTTTGGATCATAAACGAATAGATACATATTACCGATTTTAGGGAAACTGTTTTTTTTGAAAAGATTATTAGGATTCTTTGTTATATCTTTTACTTGTTGACCAAACCATTGAGCGGCCTGTTTGGCTTGAGATAAAATACTCGTACCAGCTTGTCTAAGTAATGCGTAAAAATCCGCCATTAATATTTAATCCCAAGTTCTGTTTCTGTGAACACGTGAAAAGACCATCCTCTATCTTTACAATACTCTAGAGCAGCCTTCCATTTAGCCTCGTTAACGCCCCAAGTCGTTACTTCGTTAAGATATCTTTTTGTCATTTTTTGTTGCTTTTTTGGCGGTTGAGTTTGACTTTTGGGTTTTACTTCTATCAAAGCTGTTTCTTTAAGACCTTTGTTATTTATTTTGGTAACAATGAAATCTACGAAATAACGATGTATTTTACCGTCAATTGGCGATCTGTAAGGGATTATTATTTCTTCAGAACCCCAAGAAATAATTTCTTTATGATCGTCTAGATAATTCATCATCTTCAATTCCCAAGAACTCCTATAAATAATATTAGTGGGATCGCCACGATATTTTTGTGGATTCTTAGGCTTGAATTTCCCTTTATAAGTTGCCATCTTAATTCCATAATAAATACAATAAATAATATTTATTAAACGATAAAGGTTTACTAATGGCCACATTAACTGCTAATGGAGCTAATTTTTATAACGGTCAAAACGGTTTCTCTCCTAGATACCCAACACCGCCACAAAGCGCAAGTATTGGTAATTTATGTTTTCCAACAGATTTGGTAAATAATAATAGAAATTTTTATATCACTCTACAATTAGCAAATTATAACCGTTTTGGAGTTTCTGCTCCAGCAAGTTTAATACCAGAGGGATCTTTAACTTTACCAATACCGTTAAAAATTAACGAAACGCAAACAGTAGAATGGGATCAAGTAAGTTTAACCGCTCAAGGTCTCGGTGTTTTGCAAAAATTGGGCGCATCTATTGCTCCTAAATTAACTAAAATACTTGGCGGAGCTATATCCGCGTCAGATGACGCGCTTTCTGTTTCTAGCGGAATTCAAGTTAATCCTTTTTTAGTTATGCTCTTCAAAACTCAAAATTTTAAGCAACATAATTTGCAATGGATTTTAGCACCAAATAATTCTGCAGATCAAAATAGCCTTCAAAATATAGTCAATACTTTGAAAAACGCAATGCTCCCAACTTCTATAGGAGGAGGAACAGGTTTGGGATATCCTATGATAGTCATACCTTATTTAAGTGTCGGTGCTTACACTTATAATTTTAAACCTTGCGCCATAGATTCTTTATCGGTCGATTGGTCAGCTGGAGAAACGCCAGCGTTTTTCAAAGATCAATCGCCTGCTCTTGTGAGTTTGACTATGCAATTAAAAGAAATTGAACTTTGGTACCAAGGTGATATTACGAATTCTTCAATCCTTTAATTTTTTGGAAAATAAATGGCGCAGTCAAGATATTTCACTAATTTCCCGACGATAACATATCAAGGAACTCAAGCTCTTGATATAACAGAACGCGTAGTTTTTCTTAACAACGCTTTGAAAAATCCATATTTGTTTTATCCGTACAATATTGCTGATGATGAAAGAGCAGACCAATTTTGTAATCGTTATTACAACGATTCTTATAAAAGTTGGATTCTTTATCTAAGCAATCAAATTACTGACCCTTATTATGAATGGTATATGCCTCAAGAAACATTTAATGAATTTTTAAACGTAAAATATAAAAGCGTTAATGTTGATTGCCCAATACAAGGCTATCAATTAGCCCAACAAAAAATCAAAAATTATGAAAACAATTGGTACAATTCTCAAAACATTTCAGTGAGTCAATATAATTCTTTACCAGCAACAGTTCTTAAATATTGGCAACCTATATATGGATTTAACAACGCTGTAATTGCCTACGAAAGAACAAAGAATAGTATAACTATTAATACGAACGGTATTAGATCTTATTATGTGTCGAACACAAGTTTTATTAAAGACGAAGTTTGTAACGTTGTTTTTTCCGATAGTTCTTCGGGTAGCGGACAAGTTTTATCTATAATAAACAACACTTTGTATTTACAACATGTTTCCGGTTCAACAGTTTCTAATACAAATTTAGGAGGATATATTTACGGACAAGAAAGCTCGGTAAATACAATATTTTCTAATTCTAGTTTGATAGTTGATAATTTATTACCTGAAGAAGTAACTTATTGGTCTCCAGTTTATTGTTATGATTACGAAAACGCAAAAAATGAATATAATAATACTATCAAAGTTCTTGACTCGGCTTATTCGGCAAACGTGGCAAATGGATTAAAGGCTCTATTGAAATAATGACAGCTGTACCTGGTGATATATCGATCGACACTTTTACTATTGGCGGATTGGATTTGACAGATCCTTCTCAGGCCACTTTTAATACGTTGGATATTTACGAAGATATTCTTAATCCGGTGTTTATCGCCGAAGTTGAAGTATTGGATTATAATGATGCTTTAGGAACAAATAAGCTTGACGGTAGTCAAGAAGTTAATTTGAGTTTCAGTGTTCCGGGTGCAGGTTCTTGTACTTTTAAATTTGCTCTTCTTGCAAACAAAAATTTAGACGATAAGACGTTTGAAAAATCAGGCTCGATGAAACACAAAACTTATAAACTGAGAATGATTTCAAAAGACGCTTTGAAGAATCAATCCAATCATTTGGCCAAAAGCTTCAATCAACCAACACATCAAACGGTTCAAGACGCTTTAAAAACAATTACTGATGCTCAAATAAATGTTCCGGATCCTTGTAAGGGTAATCAGAGATTAATAGCAAATCATGAAAAAGTTTACGATTTCTTAAAAAATATACATGGCAGACACGTATCTCAACAAAATCAATCTTCCCTTTATACTTTATTCGCCGGAAGAAATGGTAGTCAAGAAAATAGAACGTTTTGCACCTTTGAACACTTGATGTCCCAAGGTTCCGTATTTGATTTGAAACAAGACAACACTATCGGCGGAAGAACAACAACAGAATCAGACGGTATGAATAATATGCTTTGGTTACATGTTCCTGATTCTTTTTATACGCCAGTAACTTATAACGCTGGTTCTTCTAAAAGTGTTTATGATGTAGGCACAGGAAAATCTAAAGTTGAACAGAATCCTTCTACTAATATAGTTCTTCCAACAGCGGCTTCTTCAGCAACAGCTTCTTATCAATCTGACGCGAACTCAGCGAAAAATCTTCCATTGAGACATTATCATAACGATCAATTTAATGATAAAACAAGAACTGATATTGATAAAGCGAAAGTTAAAAGAGCCGATTACCTTAAAGAAATAGCCCAAAATTCCGCTAAGTTTGAGATCAATGGCAACCCAAATATTGCCGTTGGTAATATTGTCACAATGAATATACCCAAGAAAGCCGACGCGGATCATGACTCCGGCGAAACACAAATGAATGATAAAGTTTTGATTACAAAATTAAGACATAGAATTAAACCAGCAGGAACTAGACCAAGATATACGA